TACGCCAGGGCCACTGCCATTAGAGACAATACCATCAGAAGGACGCAAGAAACCTTGGCTGATTCCATTCGACTTTGGTACGGGCACAAGATTGACGGGATAAGACGTTCTAAAGTCTGGCCCATTATCTGTAAATATACCATTGAGAATTGGAATTTGAACCACTTTACTTCTTTTTCTTCTTCGCTTTGGTCATCATCATTGACTTGCCAGACTTAGCGGCGGCTTTCTTTGCCATCGCCATGCCTTTTGCATCATAACCAAACTTTTTTCCACCGACCATTGGCATTTCAACTCTCCTATTAGAAAGTTACATAAAGTTTGAACGCTTCAAGGCGCATAAGGTTATTTGCAGTTGCTGGTTGTGCAGTGATTGCAAATGTCTGATCTACTGAAGCATCAACGCTCAACACCACGTTTGCACCAGTCGATAGGCCGTGACCTATGGAAGTTGTTGAGTTGCTGAGAACTTGCGAGCCACCACGGTTGTATAGTAGTTTCTGAACAGATGCGCTTGCATTGCTTGCCGCCGCAGCAGACAAGACAGAACCGCCGCCATATGTCATGCCCAAGGTTTTAACTGTAGCGTTATTGGTTACTGTGAACAGAGCGTCAATCTCCATGCCGCCGCCAACGCCCATCGACCAGCCAGGGACTGTGACGGATGCCAAAGTGACTACTGTGTTGGCTACAGCAACTACGGCAACGCCGTACCAAACAAGGGCAGTTTGTGTGCCAGACTGTGTGCCGCTAGTGGTGACTGCTGCGCCTCCTGCTGATGTGGACACGGTGAAGGTGTTGGCCGACAGCACTTCCTTTACATAGTATGTCGTGTTGATAGCCAATCCGGTAGGCAATGCACCCGTAGTGGTGAAACGGATGGTGTCATTTACCGACCGGCCGTGCGATGTCCAAGTTACTACGCCAGGTGCAGCAATGGTGATCGTTACGGTTGACGAAACGTAAGGTAGGTCGATTGTAACCGCTACGCCAGTTGTATCAGCATCCAGTGCGGTAACTTCATAAAAGCCAGTAACGCCCGTGCCACCAGTCCAAGTTGTATATACACTTGCGCCTACAGCAATTGCCGCCGTCAAGCCATGAGCGCCAGCACTTGCCAATCGAACATTGCCACCGTTATCATTATAAGTCAGCGTCACAAAAGTCGCGGCTGGCTCAACCAAAGCAACAGGCTCAAGGCTACCGATTGTCAAAGTCGGAAAGTCACGCAAAGAAGGTTCAGCGCCTACGTCATATTGCGCTGTTGACTCAAGTCCGCTGACAATACGAACAGTGCGATCAACTGGATAAGGGCCAAACATCTGTGCGCTGTTTGAAAGCGATGCAATTTGGGTGTAGTTTTCATAGCTTATTGGGCCAATTGGCTCAAGCGAAACGGTTGTGGCATCGTTGCCCACATTGCCAATGCTGATATATTCACCAGCAGGAACAAGTACATCTGTTATTGTCTGAGTGAGACCTGGCTGAATGATCATTATCATACCTTCCAAATTAAATTAAAATTAAACGCCGCCATTACCAGTCTGAATATTCAGAGTAGTGCCAGAAGCAGAGATGTGCGCCAGTTTTGTATAGCCAACAGCCTTTTTGATGATGACTTCGCTTCCAGAACGGACTGGCAAATCAGCAGTCGTTGCAGTCGCCGCAGTCTCACCGATGCGAACGTAACAGACGTTTGCGCCGGTGTTTACCAAACGGACGGAATTATCATCTCCAGAAATATCTACTGATGCAGATGAAGCCGCAGGAGTTGCGACAATGTTTGATCCATAATTAGGAGCAAAAGGATTTACATAAGACATTATCCGACCTTCCAGTTTGTGCCATCGCTATAGACGGGAACCTTGTTAGCGCCACCACCAGCAACAGTAGCAGCAAATGTTGTACTGCTTCCGTCAGTAATAAATGCACGCGCACCAGCATTACCTACGGCGCTGGGGAGTTGTGCGTAGGTCACAGGCGTTGTCGTAACTGACGAACATGTAACAGCGCCAAGATTGACTTGAACGTATTCAATAAGCGTGGTGACAGAACAACGACGAGCGTCACCTTGGCTTGGCAAGAATAGCGGTAATTGATCTCCACCAGAGACCTGAGTTACGGTTGGAAGCTGATTAATGGTAGGCATTGTTTAACTCCATTCAAATGGGCCATCAGGCCCTGCATTTAGAGGATCATAGGGAATCCGAACGTAAGGGTTATCCCAGCGCCACGGCTTGTTGCCCTGACCTATTGGCATCGTTGAAGGAAGCTGTTGTTCAAGCGGGAAGGTTGCGCGTTGCAACAATACGTTAAAAGCGCCCTTAGCCGAAACCTTGGTCTCAGGCGATACACCCTTGCCGTATCCTGGAGCAATCCGAATGGCTAGGTTAGTGATGATAGCTTCCCATGCGCTGTCAGGAACGTTGGTTTCTGTATCTAGGTCGCTATCTTGTGGGCTGCTTGGCATTGCGTAGCCAAGGCGAATGCCAGCAGCATTCCATTCAGCGATCATGGAATCTAAACGACGCAGCGCAGCCTCTAGCTGTTCAGGCTGAAGGTCAAAGACGTAATCTGCCATGCCTATTTCTTCAAAGGCTGACGTTACGAACTGGCGCTTTGTGTAACCCATTTAGACCTCCAAGCTCAATGTGCTGCCTTATATCAGAAATTAGCGCATTAAACGAATAACTATTTCTTCATTTTCTTTGCTGGCTTTGCAGTCTTCGCAGACGCAAAAAAGTCAGCCTTTGTCGGCGCTCCCTTGCTTCCAGGCTTCTTCATGCGCTCTGGTGTTTTGCCAGCAGCCTTCTGCGCTTTGATCCGATTCCGTTTCGCATTGATGTTTGCGTACAGGCCCATCTTCATTTCTTTGCCTTCCGCTTAGGAGCCTTCGATGGCTTCCCTGCTTTCATGGCAGCATCGCGTGCTACATTCAGTGCAATGGCGATAGCTTGCTTTTTAGGGCGACCAGCCTTTTCTTCCATCTTGATATTCTTGCCGATGCTTGCGCGGCTAAAACCTTTTTTCAATGGCATTGGTTCGCTCCTTAAAGAAAAGAAAGGGGAGCCGAAGCCCCCCCTTCTCTATTACGCTTGGTTGAAAAGCAGGATGCCTGCCATTTCAGGGTTTGTCATGACCACACCATACAGTGTGTCCAGCGTGTAAAGCGTCTGGAAGGTCAGTGGATCAAACTTCTTGGTCATTACCAATTCGATGCCCTGATCCGTAGCAGCACGCAGAACGTCAACGCCAGCGCCATCTGGAACAGCATAGCGGCCTGGGAGGAGTTCAATCGAATCCTTGCGCCAGAACGGGTTGATGTTCGATGCAGTGGTGTTGAGGAAGTTCAGCGATGCAGTTGCCGAAGTCGATGCAACCTGCACGTTCTTATACTGTTCTTCAGCATCAGTTGGTGACGAGTTAGCGCCGATGATTGGCGGACTGATAACCATCGAAGTACCATCAACAACCGAGATAACACGGAAGGTCTTTAGCTGACCTGTGCTACGCTTCGTGATGTGGTGGACAGCTTCAATGCCAGTGATCGTGAACGCATCGCCAGCAAGAATGCCAGTTGTCGATGAGACAGTGACAGTCTGATAGCGGTTGTCTACGTTCAGAACGCCACCAACGTTGGTAACAGTTGCCTTTGGAACGTAACGAACCTGAGCGCCGTTGGTTGCAATCGTGCGTGTTGCCGAGTTTGCATTGCAACGGTTAGCGTAGTCAAGCTTGTAGGTTTCAAAGCCAGCCACTGGGCCAACATACGAACGCTCATAAGCGTTTGCAGACTTGTTGCCAGTGAACGAACGAGTTGCGATAGCCAGGTTACCAGCCATGCCGTTGTAATCGCGGCTCGACAATGCGAGGTAGCGATCTTCAGCCATAACACCCTGTTCGTTCATGATGCTGTCGCAAAGTGCGATGTCATCATAATCGCCAGCAGCAGTTGTCACGTCAACAACAAGCGTGCCTTGAGCAGCAGCCAAATCCATAACGGAAAGGTTGATGTCCGAAGCAAGCTTCTGCTTTGCAGCAGCGCCCAAACGATCTTCTTGCAATGCGTCACGCAGTTCAAGCGCATTCATTTCCCAAGCAGAACAAGGGCTGAAGCCCAAGGTCGAAGGAACAGAAAGCTGGGTCATCGTTGAAACGTTAGACGCAATAGTCGTGCCAATGGTGCGAGTGAACGATTGAGCGATGTATGGTTGCGGACGCCACATGGTGTCACGAGCGCGTTCCATAGTTACGCCGTTGGTGTTGTAGATGTTGATGTTTTTTGACAGAATCAAAGCATCGTTGAAGCCTTCAAGAATGTTCTCAAAGGCAACAATTTCTTCTTTTGAAAAAGCGTTAGCCATTATATTAACTCCAAAATTTAGGTTTTCTTATTACGACGCTTGTATTCCATGACCTTTGATAGATCTCCGGTCTTCAGGGCTTCAGCGCGTAAGCGTTCAAGTTGCGAATCAATGGAGCCAGACACACGCCCACCGCTTGTGGTGATTGTACGTTCTGGCGCGGTTGCCGCCTTTCGGTTAGTTACTTTCAACTGAGTC